TTGCCTTTTTCCAATTACGTGTTTCTTGAACTTGTACATATAAATCAATATGTTTTGCAGAAGCAAGTGCAATACCTCGTTTAAAACCATTAATATCATCTTTTATCATTATTTTTTCATCAAAATATGATGTTATATATTCTGCAACATCTTTGTGTACAACATTGTTGGCCAATACATCAATGAAATTAGAATTTTCTATTTCATATAAATGAAATAATATAGTTAATTTATCTTCAATATCTTGTGTGTCTAACCAATGATAAATAGTATATTTATCTATTAATTTCGGTGATATGTTGATATTATCATGTAACTCATTGTAAATATAACCTAAATGTTTATACCAATCACTTTCAGCGGTATCCATAATAATTTTATTATTGAAATTTATTTTTTCATCTTGTACAACAGTTAATGAATAATCCAAATTTTTTAGTAACAACTCAAACGGTTTTTGTATTTTTTGTACAGTCACTGTAGGTGAGGATTGTTTTTCTATATCTTTAAGTGGTGTCTTTATACCATCGTTTACTTTTTCCACAGGAAGTTCCATGTACATTTCGGTTGGTTTAAAATCAACCGGAACACTTCTATCCAAAATAGATGAATGGTTATCACTTAATTCAATCGGTTGATACCCGTAATACTCACCCGAGTTTATTAAAGTCCCTTTTCTACCGTATTTATCTATAATATAATTATATTGGTTCTCAATAAACATAGATAATACGTAATCTATTTGTTCAGTTGGGTATGGATTTGCGATTTGAATAGATGTAATAAGTTGTTCTCGTTTATATAATGGCTGTTCCTTAAATAAATCACGGATTCGTTTTGAAATTCCCAAATAGTTCATCTTTACATAATGTTCATCATAAGTTGTTTTGTTAATATCTTCCTTTGTTATTTCTGTATTTGGAGAACATACAAAATCACAATTCATATAATCACAAATACTACTACCAGATTTGTCACCAATTTTATAATCTATTTCCTGATTACTTGATAATTTCAATTTAATTGTTTGATTTTCTGTAAGTGTATTTAATTTCTCCACAGTTAGCTCGGTTTGACTTATATTCAAAATACAGTCAATTGCTGTTTCTTTCAAAATTCTGGTAATTTTACCAATTTGTATAGCTTTTTTCTCTGCATAACGATAAACATACAAATCAGCTGTTTCTGTATCATCTACTGCATTTGTTGCATGTAAATATATTTCTACATTTCGTTGTTCAAATGGTAACATACAATGACTTAAATTACGTACACCACGACCGATTATTTGTTCTATACGATTCATGTTATACCAAGGCTCTAACATATGTAATTGTCGTATGTTTTTAAAATCTAATCCTTCTGCTGCTGCTTTGGTAATTAATACAACCCTGACAAGTTCTCCATTTTTATTCTCTGGGCTGGTTATATACTTCAAATCCGCGAGATTATTTGGTGAAAATGATTTATCTCCTGTAATCATAACATATTTAGCTGGACGATAATTTTTTTTGTCATTTTCTTCCATTCTATCAATCGGTTTTAATGTGGTTGCATCAACTTGTTTTGTTGGTGGGTTAGCGAATAAAGACTTTGTATGACTTGCAAATCCATATCGGGTAAATCCCATCTCTTCTAATGCAAGTGCTATTGGAACAACACCGCCATCTATAAACTGAGAATATATCATTATTATTCCAGTAGAGTTCTCTATTGATTTACATATACTTGATATCTTACCACTATATGTTTCAATATTATCTGGGTGGAATATATTACCAAATTTCTCCAATGTTTCAGGTTTATATTTAAAATTGTGTCGTAGTTCAAATGGGGTTGTCGTAGTCTCATATGAAACAACATTAGATAATCCCGTTTTACCAATCATATTATTTATAATTTTCTTATTTGTTTGGGTGGTTTCTAAATCGGTTGGTTTCGCTACTTCATCATTTTCATTCTCATTTTGCAAAGACGTAGGGGGTGCTACAAAGTTATTATTAGGAAAAATAATATTTAATGCCTGTAATGGTTCTCTTAAAAATTTAAATCCAAATGACTCCATATTATCAAAAGAAGGCATTTCTTTAACATTTCCATAAGCGTCTTTAACAGATACTGAAGTTTCTAACAAGTGTTTGAGAATAAATTGGTACGCATTTTTTTGGTATTGACCAAGTAAATCAATATATAAGGGTGTCTTACTCGGTTTATCGTCAATAGGCTTGGTATTCATTTGAGTTGATGGGTAATTATCATATTGAATCATTCGTCCAATAGAAAAATCATTAGGATAAATACGATAAGGAAATGTATATGGATTTTCCCCTCTAACATAAGAAATATATCCCGTTAATTTACGTCGTAATAATTCCTCTCCGCCTTCAATAACCGTGCCATCTTCAAGGGTTTTCGGTTCTACCATAGTACCCTCATTTGTAAAGACGTCTGTCTCTTTAATTAAACTACGTTTATCAACAACGTTTAATAAATTGGTTAACCATATAATTTCACGTTGATTATTAAAGATAGGAGTAGCAGATAATAATAACAACCGAATATTGTCAGCGTATTTACAACACTGCATTAATAATGACGCTGTTTTTTTTGCCTCTTTATTATCTTGCATAACCCGAATATTATGTACTTCATCAATAATAACTAAACGATTATTAAAAAGTGAACGAATTATACTAATTTCTTGTTGTTTTAGTTGTTTACTTGATAAATTAGTATTAGCATCAACATGGGTTTTACGTTTAATATAGTTGGCAAGTTCTCCATAACCCATAAAAATATAATATTGTGAGATGAGTGTATTTATTTGCGAAACAACTTTAGACTTAGGAACATCTTGTATTTGTGATGGATTTATTTCTTGTAATAAGGTATTACCAATACATGTATTTAAGTTCCAAATTCCGCCTTCTAATTTAAGTTTTCTTTCATCAAATAATTGCAACCGAAAATTATTTTGAACATTGGGTGATGCAATAACCATTATACGTTGTGTAATGCCGGTTTGTTTCATATAATCACGCATTTCTTCTGCAATACCGATTGCACTACATGTTTTTCCTGTACCCAAACCATGATATAAAAGCAAACTATTATATGGTGTTTGAAATGAAAGGAAATTTTTAACAAATAACTGATGAGGCATTAACTCAAATTCCGCATTGCACATCTTTTCAGCTTGTTTTTTTATATCATATATTTTACCATCATATTGGGTATCGTTAAATTCTTTTCTCTTTGCAATTTTAATATTAAAATTAGGGTCGTCAATCTCTGGATATAAAAAATCATAATTATCATCAAGTGCTATACTTTCTCGCTGTGCTAATTCTTTTTTATGTAAAAAATCATTATTTTCTTTTGAAACAATATTTCCAGAGGCAATACCAATTTTATCTTGTATTTTTTGTTGATTTGCAGGAATATCTATTAGATTTGAATAATCTGGTAAAACATAATGAGAATCATCAAAATTATTAAGTTCTTCCATCGGTTTATTCTCAATTTCAGGTTCAAGTTCAGGTTCAATCTCTTGTAAATGATCTTTTTTATTAGTACCCGGAGAAGAAATTACCGGAGAAGGAGTAACTACAGCATCTTTCTTTTCTTCTTGCATGGTTTCAATATTTTCTAAATAAATAATTTGAATTATAAGTTCATCGTTTAATGTACCATAATAAGTAGAATTACCAACAGCTTTTGTATGTTTAGATTTTAAATTAGTAATAATAGATTTAAGTACTGCACCTGTAATTGGTTTGTTATTAATCCTACCGTTTTTTAAAAAATTAATACGATCTATATTTTTATTTAAGAAATCAATATCATATGTTTTATTACGATTACCATCAATCGTTAATATCGTCGTCTTATCATTAGATACTAAATTAATATTAGTTAACTTATAACATTTCTTATCCTTATCACATCTATATCCACTTGGGCAACGTTTTTTATCTTCACATGTATGTTCATGGTTAATAACTGGTATATCAGGTTGTGGTTCATTTGTAGATTCATTAAATGGATTCAATCCTGATATTTTATCTACTATAGTATCCAGAATACGCGGTTCATCTGGTTTAATATTTATTTTGCGTCGTGTTTTTTTATTCGGCTTAGAAGTATTAACATCTGGTTTAATTTTACGACTTGACATTAAAAAAATATATGTATATATTTTACACATATATTTCATTTATCTCGTTTTTACACCATTAGTTTTTTGATGATGTTTATTGCCTCACTAAATTTATCATAACGTTATATGTAGATATAAATTATATAAATGTTTTCTTATGGTTAATTAATGTATTATTAATATTAGCGAGTAATCGTTGTTTTTCTAAATTGTAAGGCCTCATTACTGAAATACAATCGTCATATGTTTTCCACTCCATTTTACTAACCTCTGTAATTTCAAAATTTTCTATATTTTTACTATGCTCATATGGAATATATGCCAAATAATATTTATGTTTATATGACTTATAATTAGAACCTGTATATATTTCTTCATATGGATAAATATTATGTATACTGGTTAAACATTGTCGTTCAATACCAGTTTCTTCACAAAATTCCCGAACTGCACAATCGTAATCTCTTTCTTGAAAATTACGACGACCTTTTGGAAATCCCCACTCGGGATCACTCCATTGGGTATATGATTTACTTTCTTCTACTAACGACTCAAGTGAATAATCCTGATTATTAAATGATATACCCTTTTTTAATAAATCAAATTTATCGCGTGAACAATTTTCCTCATGTTTATACTGATTATTGCATCCCGTATCTCCCCAAATATGTTTCCATAATTCAATAAACGACATTGTGATTAAATTATTCTTTTCACCAATAGTCATTTGTTTCAACATATTCATGATGTAATCTTTATTATTTGTGGAATATTTTCCACGCATAAAATCTATAAATCCAAATGTATCTTTACGACAAATAGATAGATATTGTATTTGTTGGTCTACTATACGAAATGCTACTATACCTATGCTCATGATTGGTAATTTACATAAATGATAAACATGACCATATTTTCCACAATTATTACAATAATTTTCACTCATTTATTTTATAATACGATAAATACTAAGTAATTATAATAAGGTATCTTTATATATTATCACACCAATGTTTTTTGATCCAACTGTATGGGGGCCTCATTATTGGTTTTTTTTGCATACTGTAGCAGAATCATATCCAGAACATCCAAATGAAGTTATAAAACGAAAATATTATGATTTAATTCAAAATATGCCTTTATTTATACCAATTAGTGAGATTGGTGATAAATTTAGTAGTTTATTAGATAAATATCCAGTTACACCGTATTTATGTTCAAAAAAATCATTTGTAAGATGGATGCATTTTATTCATAATAAAATAAATGTATCATTAAACAAAAAGGAATTATCTATGCCAGAAGCACTTGACCAATACCGAAATAAATATAAACCAAAACCAGTATATTTAGTTGAACAAATTAATTTAAGAAAACATTATTTATATGCTATTTTTATTCTTATTCTATCTGTTCTAATTTATATGTATTACGAATAAACTATTACAAGAAAACTTCTTCTCTTGATAATATAAATATGAGATTGGAACTATATATTATACTGATTGCCGGATTTATTATTGCAAATATTTATACCGATGGTAAATATACCAAGATGTTAACAGTTGGTAAAAAATATTATCAAATGGCGGGAGTAGCATTTGGTGCATTAATGTTATATATTTTATTTAAAAAGAATCCATTACGTGCTCAACAAATGATTGGTGCATCTAATGAATATTTACGGTATTTACCAATTGATCGCAATACATCTAATATGATTTCACCTATCTTGGATTTTACAAGCAAACAAAATATGTCTCCTGCACAAAATGGCTATATGAGTGGTGGACAATATAATAATCCTATTGTTTCTATGCCTGACACATCTAACCAGTATGCAGAGAACCGTATAATGAACTCGGGGAAAAAATCAACAAAACGGTCGGTTAGTGAAACAAAAAAGAAATTTGTTGCATCAAGACAGGACTGGAAATGTGGCGATTGTCAAACACAATTAACTGCGTGGTTTGAGGTAGACCATAAAGTACGATTAGAATATGGTGGGAGTAACCATGTAGATAATTTAGTTGCATTATGTCGTGAATGCCATGGAAAAAAAACAACAATGGAGAACCTATAAATATATTTGTTATTCTAAGTAACAAATATACAAAATAATATAAGTCATTTAATATATATAAGTGTTATTCACAACAATATGAATACTGCCGAAATTCTCTCCAATAAATATACAATTTTATTACTTAGTTTTATTATTATCGCGATTACTACATATGATGGTATTAATAAAATAAATAGTGAAGAACCTGACCGTGAAAACATTATAATAAATATGGTGGTTATATTTATTTCACTCATATTTGGTGCAGGATATTATAGTTATAAATCTAATTCTTCATCCAACTTAATATATCACCAAGTGCTTACATTTTTGTTATTTATAGCAATTATATTTTTGATATATTGGTTTACTACAATGGATGTAAAAACATTCGTGACATTTTCATATTTGTCTTCTACTATCCTTATATTAATTGCAATAGTAACTCTTTCTATTATTTTTATTATGCTTAGTAATTGGTTAAAGTCATTAAATGGATGGACTGGATTTTTTGTGAATTTCTTATTTTATATTCCGTGTTTATTGAACAATTTTGTATATTATTTAATTAGTGAATTTAAATTAACAACAAGTCCTGTATTAATTCTATTCTTTATTGAAATATTGTTATTATTGTGTTATTTATATATTCCAGATATTGTTAACCATATTACAAATCAAGACGGTACATTACTTTATAATAATATTACATTAGCCGACGGGAATACTGAAATTCAAGATACATTCTTTTTAAATACCCTAAACTCTTTCTCACTGGATGAACATGTAATGCCTGATATGAAATTTCAAATCAATGGAAATAGAAACAAAACTACCTTTCAAAACTATGCAATTTCTATGTGGACATATGTGAACGCACATGGAAGTAATAAATTAGCATATAATACAGAATCCTTAATATTTGATTATGGTGACCGTAAACCGAAAATAACTTTTTATAATAGTGATGACCAAGATACACGTGATAAATTTCGTATTTACTTTACAAATAATACCACATTAAATAATGATACTGATACGACCAATGATTTCAAAGAATATTATGAAATGAAACTACCATTACAGCGATGGAATAATTTAGTGTTTAATTTCAGTTCAACCCATGCGGACTTATTTGTGAATGGTCATTTAGAACGTACATTTTCATTTGCTAATGGAAAAATTCCAACTTTTTCCGAAACAGATGTAGTTACCATGGGGAAAAATGACGGATTAGATGGAGCTATAAGTAACGTTCGCTATTATACAAAAACATTAAGTAAAAATAAAATTACAAATATGTATAATATTTTTATGAAAAAAACACCACCCACATTTAATATGTAAGCATTTACTATATAATAAAATGAATGCAGTTGCCATAATTTTAGCAATAATTGTAATATTATTATTTTACATATTGTATCGTTTCTTTATGATAAAATCAACTGAATTATCCAGTACAGCAAGTTTAATGGATTCAAATCCTTCAATTCCCATAGAAAATAAACCTACCAGTACACGTTATTCATATGGTATTTGGATTTATGTTAATTCTTGGAATTCCAGTATACAGAAAACTATTTTTGAAAGAAAAAACAACATCAAATTATATTTTGCTGATACAGCACCTGTTTTAAAATGTGATATTAGCATGGACGATGGTCAAACATTAGCCGCTGGTGCATCTGCACCAACTACTACTCTTGAAATCACAGATAATTTCCCTATACAAAAATGGGTACATATTGTCACAAGTGTAGATAATCAATATTTAGATGCATATTTAGATGGTAAATTAATAAAATCTGGAAGATTATATAGTGAAGCGGTTACTGCTGACACTACAACTGGTACTACTGCTTCTCCTGAAAGTACACCAAAAACTCCTGCAGATGAACCTATGATTATTGGAGGAGGAACTACGTATGACGCCTACATTGCAAAATTCAATCATTGGTCATTACCCCTTGACCCACAAACAGTTTGGTCTATATATAAAGAAGGTAATGGACAAGGTGGTATGAATGATTATATTTCTTCGTATGGTATTGATTTATCAATACTCAAAGATAATGTAGAACAATCAAAATACTCAATATTATAAATTATTATCAAATCGTTTTATAGTTATATAATATATTAAACGATTATGAATACACAACCAAATATACCGACTACATCTACTAATATAGAAATGCCACAAAGTGTTCAAAATATTGGAAACAATATTAGTGAATCTGTGAATAATTTATCTGAATCTGTTAAATCAAGTCTTGATGGTTTTTCACAATCAGCAGATGCTGGCATGGAGGCGTCAAGTGGATTCCTATCATCTAATACAATTATTGCAAAATTTGTATTTCTTATTTTAATCATCATTGTTTTTATTATCTTGCTGAATTTAGGAATTTTGGCTATTCAATATTTTACAAATCCGTCTGGAAGCAGTCCATACCTAATTGATGGTACATTTAGTGGAAACCAACAAGAAACCATTAAACAAGACCCTAACGCGGCAGACTCTATTTTAATTAAACGTTCAAACAATCAATCCAGTGGTATTGAATTCTCATGGTCTACTTGGATACAAATTGACGAATTAAATGTCGGGGACAAACATCAACATATTTTCCATAAAGGTGTTAATGAATTTGACTCGACTGGTCTTGCAAAAATTAACAATGCTCCTGGATTATATATTAAAAATCTATCAAATGGTACCTCTACAAACACCGCTACATTGAAATTAGTTATGTCAACAACAAGTACTAATACTGATTTTATTGAGATTGATGATATTCCATTGAAACATTGGGTTAATATTATTGTTCGTATGAAGAATACAACATTAGATGTTTATGTTAATGGAACGGTTGCAGGGCGATTAAATCTACGAGAAGTCCCATTACAAAATTACTATGATGTACATATTGGTCAAAATAATGGGTTTAATGGTAAAATATCAAATTTAAGATATTACGATTATGCATTGAATATTTTTGAAATAAATAAAATTGTTGCTGCTGGTCCAAATCCTAATGCTGCAAATCAATCACGAAAATTACAAGATAGTTACTTTTATTTATCACCTTCTTGGTTTACTGCAAAATTATAAAATTTCTTTATATATGTTAAATGGCAACCATTACAGACCTTTGCAACCAACGAAAACAATATCTATTATTTAATAAACCAACAATACGATATACTCCACCAAATCCATATCCTGATTATACACAAGAACAATTAAATATGCGACGAAAAGTTGAAATTCTAAAATACAACAAAAACTCAACACAAGGTCCTCTGTTAACCAAAGCACAAAAATTAAGTCAAATGCTTAAACGTACTTCTAATTTAACACGATTAGTTTGTCCAAATGATAAAAATATACCAGTATTATCTACAGCTTCGGGTATTCCAGGACCACCTATATATTTAGTTGAAGACGATAATGTTCCATTATATAAGTATGCACAAAACACAGACGTTTATGGAGAACAAGTAACGGATGATGATGATGAATGGAAACTCAATACAATTTCAAATCAATTAATATTATCTGCACAAGACCATACTACATTTTGTAATTTAATAATTCGCCCAATTATAAAACAACCATATACAAATTTTACATTACAAACACCTATTTTATTTCGCTTACAAGGTATTAACATACCGTCAAGTGCGAATGAGTCCACTATTACAATTGCAATAACTCCTACCAATAATACCACAAGTAATAGTTTCTTAAGTACATATAATGGTAATCCTATCGCTAATAATAATTGTGAAACTAAATTTTTACAAAATAATACTAATAACGATAATAATTCTATTGAATTAACTTTAAATTTAAGTCCGCCTGCCGATTCGTCCACTTATAATTATTTTTGCGAAGCATATGTTGGATTAGTAGAATTCAGTAATATTTTATTAAATACATCCCCTGGATTTGTATATGATTTTAAATATAATTATATTGTTGATTCTACCGTTACAAATGATACTATTAACAATGATATTAAAAATAATATACAATTTCAATTATATATAAATCTGAATGACTCATATGCTATACAACCTCAACAGAATTGTAATATAACTACTGATTTGACCAATCTACCTGAAAAAAAAATATTGTTCTCTGGTAGTGGTTAAATCAAACTTGTATTTTTAATCATCTTTATATTCAATATATTCATCATATTTATCTCTACATAATGGACAATTATCACATTTCATTACACATACTTCACATATGTAATGAAAACAGTTAGGTATAATTAATTTATCAGGAGTAATCTCTTCATAACATACTGGACAGTTTTCCAGTTTTCCTGTTTCTATGTACATTGCACGAAACTTTTTTTGCATTCGTTTATAATTATCTTCTGCACGCTGGTAATTTTTGTCTAATAAATTCTCTAATGTATTAACACGAATTGTTTTTCTTCTTAATTTTGTTTCTAAAAATTTAATTTCACGGTCTTTTTCTTCTATTGCTGTTAATGGGCGTGGAAAAGGTGTATGTGATTTATGATATACGACTTTTAAACGTAGATTTTGATCACATATTTGTATATTTCTTATTCTTGGTAAATTTATTATTGACATATACGATACTGGTATTATACCATCAAATAAATTGTATTTATCAAAATATTCATGAAAAGAATCAATAAAATCACTTAATAGCGGTGTTTCTTGAGTACAATATATAGGTTCACTATCAATCCATGTTTCTTCGCCATCCTCACTACTTACCGTTCTATCAAAATATGCACTAATAATTGAACTTGGTATAGTTAACTCATATTCTTGTATACATTTATTTTTGTTTGATGTAACTGAATTCAATTCATATGTTGAAATATTATACTTTGTTGCTTCATTTGGATTAGTAATTACTGTTACATCAGATAAAAACATATCTATTGCATTATGGAACAAATCATCTCGTGTTAGTTTAGGCATTGTCTATTAATTTAATATTGTAGATTATATATTATTTTATTCAATTTTTTGTTTTTCTATATAACTATAGTATATAATGCCTCGTTGTCCACCTGGAACTCGTAGATGTCCTCCAAATGTTGGAAAATGCCATAAAACTGGTAAGTCTGGTAAAACTGCCAAAAAACAACCAAAAGTAAAGAAATCGGTTGAAAAAACACCTGAAATTGACCCCACTAAGGTGAAACGTACTTGGATAGAACACTTAAAATGGTGTTCTAATCATTTTAATATTAAGTATGGTAAAGCTATGACTGATGAGAGATGTCGCCAGATTTGGAAAGACACTCATTAAGATGATTTTCTAAAAACTTTATTTCATACGTATTACTCATTTCAAAATTATTTGGATATGACTTGACATCAAATTCATATCCTTGTATCTTACATATTATACAATATGTCATAAACTCACACATTTCTATATATTTACATACTGAATCATATTTATTAATACAATATTCTATATTTGATTGATAAAAGTATTGATCTAATAATAATTCTGGATTGGATAAATATATTTCAGGTTCATACGTATTTCTTTCATCAAGATATTTTGTAAATATTATATACATTGATTTTATTTTCATAACTATTTCTTTATATTTTTCTATTATCTCATCTGTTGTAGTATAAGTACCTTCTAATTTTATTGTTTTTCCACAATGATTTAATATCCATTTTAAATCTGCTAATATCACGCGGGTTATTAATGTATTATCAATACCTACTGTAAAATTATGTAACATTTGTTTTTCATTATTATACTTTTCTTCTTGTTTTTTACACTCTAATAAAATTTTATATATTTTATCATTTGACCAGTTATCTATTTCTGTATACTTTGTTAATATATCCTCTATTAAATTACATTGTAACTTTTTTACATTTAATATTTGATTTGTTTCTTCTGTTATAAATTTTCTTTCATCTACGGTTAATAACTCATTAGAGTAACTACCACCACGAACATTATCTATTCCATAACATTTCATATATTTCTTTACAAAATAATTTATTTCATCATCTTGACATATTGATATTGTTTCTATTATACGTATTGGCTTATATTTTGATAAATATTCATTTATCAATTCACATTCGGTTAACACAATGTGCATATCTACTTTATCATTAGTTGATACATGCAAAAATAACTTGTCCTTTTCTAATAAAATTATATGTAAAAACATTTGAATAAATAATATAATATTGAAATATCTATATTATTTTAGTTCTTCATACATTATGCATGTGTATGTGTAGTAATATTACGTGTAGGGTTTAAACACATATGTTGTGTGGGAAATGTTTGACCAGACATGCACTTACTTTCATCATCTACTTCAATACATCCACGCTTTCCTTGATATTCACCTACTAAACACCAATTTGTTTTATTTGAGGTAATTGGGTTTTGAATAGGACTATTATTGTCATCTTCTTTTGGTTGTTCCACAGAATAGTTTGATGAATTTATTGATTTATCTAATTGTTGAACAGCATCTTTGTTTACATTATTACGACTTGCATCCTTTAATAAAGATGCTGCTGATTGTATTGTATCTCCGGCAATATCTATACCAGCCTTTGCTACATCGGTTGCTACATCTGTTGATTTATCTATTACAGTACCTGCTGTATATCCAAATACAGATAATATTTGTGTAAATAGTGGACCAAACACATTAGTTATCGTTTGAAATATATTTTCAAGTGAAGATAATAATTGTATACCTAAAAATGATAATATCAACAATCCTGTTAATATAACAATTACTAAATTTTTTCCACTAAACATGTTGGATTCGGTTGATGACACGGGTACAATCGGTGATTGGGTAACACTTGCCGTTATAGGGGTTCTTGTTGTTTCAAATGATTGGTTCATATTATATATTATGAATAGCTTTTTATTCAAAGTTTAATAACTAATTAATTGTAAATGATTTAGACGTTCGTTTAGTATTAATTTATAATTTATAGTTTTATTATAATGAGTTTAATTGGAATGTTTGAAACGTTTTTATTCGTCAGTTTAGCAATTACCTTTATATTAATTGTATTCTTAGTATATCATTTTAAAAGTCGTATTACAATGGTTGAACATAAATGTGATACAATGTTTGAAATTATTAATAATATTGTTGCTGAAATGAACAATACACAAAATGAATTGCACCATTCTACTAACCCTGAAATCCAGAGCAACCAAGATATTTATACACATAATAAAATAGATATTGTGCTCAGCGATGATGAAAGTGGTAGCGATGATGAAAGTGGTAGCGATGATGAAAATGGTAGCGATGATGAAAATGGTAGCGATGATGAAAATGGTAGCGATGATGAAAATGGTAGCGATGATGAAAGTGGTAGCGATGATGAAAGTGGTAGCGATGATGAAAGTGACAGTGTTAACAGTAATATGCGAGTGATTAATATAAATAATGTACAAGATATGGATACAGTTGACAGCAATTATTATCATGATAATGATAATAATGATACTCATATTGAAGGTGTAGATGAAATTAATGATGTAAATGTTGAGCCATTAAATACAGATAATTTAGAGATGCATATAGAAAAAGTAGAAGAAACTACAAATAATTTAGATGATGAGTCAACAGTAAGTACATATACTGAAACAAAACATAGTATGTCTATATTTAAAAAAATGACCTTACCATTATTAAAAACATATGTTATTGAAAAAGGATTAATAACCGACCCAAGCAAAATGAAGAAACAAGACCTTATTAATTTAATTGAAACGAATGATATTTAGTAATTTGACACACACCAGATAAATAAAACCATTATATAATATATAATTCTATTGTATATTATAATGAAATTAAATAGTTCATTTGCACCTGAATCTATACATTTTGCATATCCTATAATAAAAGAAACTATTCCAAAGTCTGAACGTGGTTATAATACAAATAATAAATATTCCAGTTTTCCTCCATTGATGAGTGATGGACGCTCAATCACTGCTACATGGCAGCATGATGCTGTTGCTAATCATAAATTAGTGCAAGAGAATAATATAAAGTCAAATTGGAACTATCGTAAATTTCTAACTGATAATGCAGTTAATGTAATGGAACAAAGCTTTAGAGAAAGTTCTAATGATGTTGGATATAATTCACGATATGCTACTGCACCAAATATTCAATCCAATTTTGTGTCTAATATGGGTTCTCCTACATTATATTCATCTGTTGAACATAACCCAACAACTCTTGGACATACAACAAGTGATTTAAAAACCAGCTATTTAACCAGAGAAAATTTACAAGCACGTAAAATATCCCCTGTAATTACACAAGATGAACTTATTAAATCGTTTAGTGCACCAAAACCAGAAATATAAGTATTTAATTATTATGAAATATAGAAAGATTCACTGTATATTTCATAAATGAAAGTGATTAGTTTTGATATTGGAATCAAAAATATGGCTTACTGTGTATTATCTTCAACAGATAATCATGATAAACCAATTATAATACATGATTGGAATGTACTAAGTATGGTAGAAACTGAAAATTCAATTACTTATCCATGCAATTGTAGTATACCAGGAAAAAATAAAAAAACACCATCCAAACTATGTGGTAAAAAATCAAAATACCAAAAAGATGAACAATACTTTTGTGAAAGACATGCAAAAAAAAACACCCAATGGATTATTCCAACAAAACAACATAGTCTTAGTTATATAAAAAAGCAAAAAGTACAAGACATTATTACTCTATGTAATACACATATGTTA